TCATCTCCCGGGTCTCGGCCCTTTGTTTCTTGGCCTTGTCTTGGTTAACCAGATCAATCGAACAGGTTAGGCTGCACACCTTCTGAAGTGGTCGCCGGGGTTCAAATGGTTCCTTGCAGGCTTTGCAATTTTTCATGATCAATCCCCGCAGAAACAGGGTATTGACTCGTCATCGAACAAATTGCCTTGATCGCTAGCAAAAACTCTCATTTGATCGTAACTTGGTTGATCTGACCTAAACCTTGCCCCTATTTTTTTTTCTTGATTAGCCCACCAATCAACCAAATGCGGTTGAGCATTTATAATCGAAAGTTTAATTGAGCCGCCTTTTAAGAAACATAGATCACAATTTCCCCAGTCGGTCACCCCTCCGACCATTGGAAGGTCAAGATTAAAGTTTTGTTTTAGCCAGAAGTTATGAATGTCTAACTTGCTAATGCCGTCATCCGCTAAAGGCAAAATATAATTTTCTTTCATTCTTTGCTTTGCTACCCTTCTGGGCTCATCAGCACGAATTCCAATGACATTAGCGGCGTCTTCTAAGCCTGCGTCTGATAAATATCGATTGATCGGCAACACTTTCAATTCAGAAGTGCAAAACCTTGCAACCATGTTTGGGAGATAATTCTTATCAGTCGTTAATTGGTCAAAAGGCTCACCATTTCTGCTTGCTAATTTATGTGTGACAATTTTATATTTTTTCTTTCCAGCATATTCAAGCCAAACAATTGGCACATTCCAGTTATCAGAACAGGCCTGAACAAAATCCAATGTCTGAGGCATTTCTTTTCCAGTATTAGCAAAAGCACAAACAATTTCATCAGGAAGCACCCCGCCATGCGCTTGCAGTACACGCCAAAGCATGTAGGCAGATGTTCGACCGCCGCTAAAACTTATGACCGCTGGCTCGTCAATGTAATACGGATTTTTCACGAGAACATCTCCTCCGTATTGGTCAGTGCGATCCCCTCAGACTCCAGCCAGTATTTAACCGCGTCAAGCCACTCAACCATTTGTTTTTTGTTGAAGGCACTGCTAACCGGAAATTCCATCGGCTCGACCATCAGCTCGCGCTTCACCTCATAACTTAATGGTTTGACAATTCGGTCGTATTTTTCCTTGTAACTTTCTGAATCCCTCCTAAGAATCGGCACACCAAAATGCAGCTTAGCGTAGCTCCGGTACTCCCACGCCTTCATCGATCCTTGTTTCTCAGCGTCCCTGAACCACTGCCAAACCATCCGGTTCTGCATCGTTGACCGGTCTTTGCCGACTGGCTTGATTGATACTTCCATCGCCTGATCGAAATCAACTTGCTTCAGCAGCGTCCAGAGTTTGTCCTTCTCGTCGGCATTGTGAATAACAACGTGCAGCTCCTCGGCAGTTAGCCGGTCTGGTAATGGTAAACGTCTGATATTGCTCATGATTATACCTTAATGAAAGTGTGATGGCATTAGTTCTGGAAGATTTACTGGTGCCAGATCCCGACTCTTCTGCTCCCGGGTCCGAAAGAATCCATCGTGCTCGGGGTACTTTCGCATGAAGGCTCTTGCGTAAAACGCTCGGTAATTGTTGTTCAGCTTGAAGCTGGCAACCCCATCGCCACCAGCATCGATTTCCCAGCGGATCCGCTCAAAAATTGCATTCACGGAGTAGTTCATGAAACCCCGGTTGATCATGTCAAACGTGAATCCGCAGAATAATCGCCAGACATCGGGGTGCTTTCGGTTGAACAAAATCACGTCCTGCCGCATTTCTTCATGTCGGTCTACCATCCTAGAAGCTCCCCTAAAGCCTTCCTAGCCTCTCCCGGCTCAACCCTTGGGAAGACCTCTGGTTGGACAGAACCCGTCTCACAGACATCGTAGTGACGCTGAGTGATCGTATATGACCTGCACTTTGGGCAGATCGGCAGACCTTGAGGGGGCTTCTGCCCAGCAGACGCCTGTCCTCTGCACAATTTCTTAAACTCACCGATCGTCGGAGCAAACTTTGGAAACTCATCAGGCATAATCTTCAGAGCCGCGTCAATCTTGTCCTCGCTGAAGCTTTCAAGGTGACTAAACCAGAGCCGCTTGGTCTCAGTCTCGTTTTCGTTCTTGAGAAAGGTCGGGTAGGTAATCCGTAACATTGCGAATATTTTGTTCACCCGGTTGAGCGATGAGTCCATCTGCCCACGAGTAGTCATCGAGTAGTTGCCTTGCTGTTGGTTGTACATGCTTTTCTTCCTTTTCTTCGTACACGGTTTTCCAGCCCTGAGCATTAGCCTCTTCAATCATAGCGGTTGCTGACTGGCCTTTTGATACAAACTTTTCAATCCGGTTCAACAAAGTGTTAACACCTCGGGTTGAATTGTTTGCCTTTAACTTTTTTCTAATCCCTAAAAATTCATTCCAAAGATCCATTTCGACCCCAAGCGCATTTATGCGCGCGGTAGTTTCTTTTTGGTTTACTTTTTCTTCTGTATCTGTATCTGTATCTGTATCTGTATGGCATTCCGACTGTAATGCGACCGCATTAGTCGTTTCGTTGATTTTATTAGGTTTTTTAGTTCCAGAATGATCCGGTAAGTTCCACCGTTTGTTCGCGTTCTCAACATTTTTTTGAGATTTTTGTCGAAAAAGTTTCAATTCTTCGCTCAAGCGCGGATTAAACCACTGGTCATTATCAAGGTAAAAGGCGCCATCTTCGGCAAATAAAACTGCTTTTATCCGCTTCCATTGAGATGGCCTGCACCGCAAAACATTGCAGATCCAGCGATCATTGTTTGGCAATCCGCCGCCCATCTTCCAAGCTGCTGACAGCAACCGGATGTAGGCACCTTCCTGCTCAAGTGTGTAATTGAAGATCTGATGACTGTCCAACCAGTCGGTCGGATAAAACGGAAAATACGGACTACTTTTCGACATTACGACCTCACTCTAGGTATGTCTGCATATGCAGGAGTAACTGTACGTTGCTCTACGTCCGCAGATGAACTAGAATAGGCGACGTTAACCTTGCTGGATAACGCTCCGCCCATCCCTTTGTGGGCATAAGAAGGCCCCCTCGTCGGGGCTTTTTTATGCACGTTCGAAAACTTCTCGATGAATAACCTCAAGCTTCAACAGCTTAAAATCCTCGTCGATTGAAACCAAAAGTTCAGACCCATCTTTTCTTGACCGATTCCGAATCTTCTGCTCCGCAACACCTAACTCTAGGCTGATTCGCCGAATGTTGCTGTTAAACCGTTCCATGTAAACTTCGATTGGTAATTGCATATTTGTCACCTCCTGAGCGGATCCTAGCACCGAATTAATTTTAAAAAAAGCTTTTCTTCGGTTAAATTTTCATTTAAAGTTAGATTTCCAGCAATTTAAGAGGTTAACAACATGCCATTAATTTTAAACCGCCGTCATTATTACTATGATGAAACTCAAGAGCCTTGGTACGCATTGTGGTCCCATTATGACGCCGTCAAAAGATCGCCATCAATTAAAAAAAGCGACCTTGATCCATTCGCTAAAATGAAGGCTAAAGGTGCGGCATTGAAATTTGCTAAGGATACATTGATCAATGATTATCCCGAATTTTTCCAATGGATAGAATGGGGTTTAGATGACCTAACTGGTCACGGCGATCCAATCGCTGACGAGTACATTGACCGGTACTTCAAGTACGGAATCCCAAAAGAATTTAAGTTTAAATTTGATTCAACTCAAAAAGATTTTGAAGATTATTGGGAAGAAACAGGCGCATTCACAGGAGAAATTTCATGAAGATGAGCGAACAGATAAACGAACTGGCAACTGCATTAGTGGTTGCTCAGGGTCTTATCCAAAACCCAACCAAGTCGGTTAAGAACGACTTTTTCAAATCAAAGTACGCGGACCTCGCCGGTGTGATCGATGTTGTCCGTCCAGCTTTCACTGAAGCAGGCATAGCTGTCATACAAGCGCCTTCCACCGGCGCAGACGGTGAGATAGCTGTTACCACTACCTTGGTGCATACATCAGGTCAGTGGATGTCAGATCAAGTCTCAATGGCTATTGACCCGTCAGCCAAGAACCCGGCACAAGCTGCTGGCAGTCTTATCACCTACCTTCGCCGGTATTCTTTGTCAGCATTTGCCAATGTCGCGCAAGAAGATGATGACGGCAACAGTCTTGCCGGGAACGTCAAAGCTGTTGAGCAGAAAGACGATCTCGCCGAGTACCAAGCGGTCTGCGCTGAAAACAATTCAAGCATCATTGCAATCAAGGCAGGCATTGCCAACGGTGACCTTTCGCTGGCTTCAGAGGCGTGGTTTGAGCTTGAGAACGAGATCAAGATAGCACTGTGGCGAGCGCCGTCGCGGGGCGGCTGCTTCACAACAATCGAGCGAGATGTAATCAAATCAACTGAGTTTAGAGAAGCAAACCTAGGAGTAGAAGCATGAGTACAATCGGCGTTAATTTCCAAATCGATCAAGACAAACTGGATAAGTTGCGTTTTCATAAAGGCAAAAAAGGCACCTACGCCAATTTAGTTCTTTTTCTCAACAGCGAGCCTGACCAGTATGGGCAGAATGGTGGGATTAAGCAGGCTGACACTAAAGAAGAACGTGACGCTGGGATTAAGCTGCCGTTTGTTGGCAACTCTAAAATCTTCTGGTCTGACAATCCAGATTTCCAGCCGGTCCGGGTTGAACCAGCTCAAGAACCAGCTCAAGAGCCAGCAACCGACGAGTTTGATGACTCAATCCCATTTTAAGGTTCCACATGAAACAGCAAGGAAACGTCATGAGAAAAACATCAGTCCACTGGACCGCAAAAGAACTAAACCTTTTGTTCAACATGGTTGAGCAAAGCACTCCAATCTCAGAGATGGCAGAGCGGCTTGGTCGTAACGAGAAGGCTGTCAGCAACAAGATGTACCGGATCCGCCAGCAGATGGCGCATAAGTCCATTCGCAAGCCCAAGGCCACGCTTGAGAACGTAATGAACGAGCAGGAGTGGATGCCGTTCTGGAAGAGGCTGTTTAAATGAACTCCTCTTCAACTCGTCCTATGAAAAAGGGTCGCCCTCGGATTCACCCGATCAGAGAAAAGCTTGGCCTGCCGGGACGGCCTAAATCGACCGGCATTTTTGAGACCCGGGCAGAGTTTGAGACTGCTTGCTTAGACAAGCACAATCAGGGCTGGTCTCTAAGGCGGATTGGCGCACGATTCGGAAGCTGTTATCTCACCGTAAAACGCGCCATTTTTAATGCTGAAAAAAATTGCTAAAACATATTGTTTTCTTACTGGTAAGATGAGAGGATTGTTGTTAATTTAATCAGCAAGGCAAACAAATGAAGATTCTTGATTTATTCTCGGGCATAGGCGGGTTTAGTCTAGGGCTAGAAGCCGCCGGGTTTGAGACCGCAGCCTTTTGTGAGTACGACAAAGAAGCGCAAAAGGTGTTACGCAAGAACTGGCCTGACGTTCCAATATTTTCAGATGTTAAAACTTTGACCAAGCAGGAGTTACAACACAATGGAATACAGAACATCGGACTTATTTGCGGCGGATACCCATGCCAACCCTTCAGCATCGCAGGACAACGGCGTGGCGCAGAAGATGACCGCCATCTCTGGCCTCAAATGTTTAGGCTTATCCAAGAACTCAGGCCCACTTGGGTCATTGGAGAAAATGTTGCTGGGCACATCAATATGGGCCTCGACGAAGTGCTCGCTGACTTGGAAACAGAAGGCTACACCGCAAGGACGTTTGTTATTCCAGCTTGTGCCGTCGATGCTCACCACAGACGAGATCGAGTCTGGACTGTTGCACACGCCAACAGCGAAAGCGAATCAGATGGCCCCAAGCATGAACAGCGGATGGTGGAGAACGCCAGCAGCGGATCAGGGCGAGACTCCCAAAGCGTTATTGGAAGGCAAGACAACGAGGCCGAGCGGTCACAAGATACAGATACGATTACAAGATCAGGTGAAAATGTGGCCCACACCGCTTTCGGGATCAGCAAAAGGCGCTCCAAAGAACAGGTACCGGGGATCGGAAACTTCTCACGGGAATCTGGAAGAAGTGGTCAGGACCAGCCCAGAAGATGGTCAGTTGAACCCAACGTGGGTCGAGTGGCTAATGGGGTTCCCAGAAGGTCACACAGACTTAAACAGCTAGGCAATGCGGTAGTGCCTCAAGTGGTTGAACAAATTGGTAAAGCAATATGGAGCGTAGAATATGGAACCAACCAGAATTGAGTTATTGGAGGCTTGGATCACAATCCAAAAGCTTCTGCAAACGGATCCGAAGCTTGACGAATATCACAAGCAGATTCTGCCCGATGTTCTGAGCCTTCTGAATCACCGTCAAGACAAGTTAAAGGGGGTCGAGTGATGGAAAACAATTACTATGATTTGTTTGAAGATAATTGGTATTTAACTGAGGTCTCCTATGATGAAGATCAACCAGATGGTAATCGTTGGATGGTTGCCTTAAAAAATAAAGCTGAAGAATTAATCTATTGTGAAGATCATTATTACAAGTCTGACGCCGTAAGAGTTGCAAAGAATTTTTTTAACAACAACCGGTGCGAAAAAGTTGTAATTTTCAAGAGGAACAAAGAAATTGAATTTTCAAAATGTTTGCACAAGGTTGAATCTCCATTTCAAAAACTTGACCCAACACAAGCGGGAGATATTGCTCGGCTGTTAACCACAATTACGCTTAACTCGGACAAAATAGCTCGGATGTTGGTTGAAAACGAATTTTCTTTAAAAAAGTTAAATTCGGAATATTACGAGTGCCGCGTTGCAAAGGACGAGGCAATTTTAGATCTTGAATTTCACCACGGTATTTCTTTGTCAACCTTGGAAAGAGTTAAACAATTTTATAAATCTGATGTCCATCAATTAAAAATGTCTTGCAAGCAGAGGTGGAGGTGGTTTGCATGAAAAAAATTAAACGGTTTGCGGGGCTGGTAGTGGCCCTGCTGTTCATCTGGCTAGTGAGCTGGGCCGGTAATGCAGACTACCAAGAGGCGCTGCGTCAGGAACGCCAGTACGTCGAAGATGTCTGCTCAGGATTCAGACCAAACTGGAAGGATCAACAGGTAACATGCAAGGAGGATTAAAGTTTATGACGCACCCAAACAATAACAGCCACCAACGAGCCTACAAGGAGCGGATGGTCGAAAAGGGTTTTAGGCAGCTAACGATATGGGTGCACAATGACCTGCGTGAAACTGTTAAACAACAATTCCACAAAAAGGATCCAGTCAATGACATTGAACGAACTTAAACATATCTTGAAAACTCACCAGCCAACGTGGAATCATATTGGCGTATTCTGTTTTGGGTTTATCATCGGAGCAATGATTCTGTGAGCAAACTAACCCTAGAACTCGATGAGCGTGACATGGATATTGATTCGTTGCTCGACATCGTGCGGACCCAAGAGCAGATCTTGGACACCCTTGAGCAGATCCTTGAAGTCCTCAATAAGACCAGTGCATCGGGGTAGTCTCACGCAAATCAACGTGAACAAAAGTTTTGGCAGTGCCAATGCCCCGGAATCCCATCCTAAGCGCATGTTCGACAATAATGAACCGCTGCGCTCCACCACTCACCGCAATATCCGCCGCAATCCCGAGGCAGTGCTGACCGGGCTGAGACTTGTTTATTTCGGCGCTGTGGCTCGGATCACGATACCCTGACGTTATCACGAACGGAAAGCCGCAAGCGTCTCTGAGGTCATCTAAGGCGTGTACAAACGATTCTTGGATTAGGTTGTTGCCGGTTTCTTTGCAGGCAAACTCTGACAGGTCATTTTTAAAATATCGAAGCTTCATTTGTTCCGATTAACCCCTGAATGCTTTTCAAAGGTCCGCAGCCCACCCAAGCCCAACATGCCCAACAAAACCGGCATCATGGTCTCCAGAGGTATCAGGGGCACTTCAATCTCGGACCCGGCAAGTGCGAGTACAAAGTTTGCAAAGGGTATGGTAATGAAGTTTCCAAACATACCAAGTACACAAACCCAGCCAACAGCAGGACGCCAACCAGATACAAACAAAGACTTATGAGCCGCCTCAACCTTGTTCACCTCCAACTGTTCGCGTGACAGTTCTCTAGCGTGGTTTTTAGCCATTGTAGCGACTTCGTGCGCTAGGAGTGCCTTCTGGTCCTTGTCCTCGATGAACTTGTCTAGAAGGTTCGTAACTGGCCCTATAAGCTTGTCAAGCATAGCTACCTCACAATCGCAGATATTATTGTGAAACAAGCGTATAGGCCGATGGCAACAACTGCGCATCCAACCACAAGGCCAGCATAGTGCATTCGCTGGTTGATTTTCTGCGCGTGTGCATTCTTTGCTTCTAGTCTTGCTTTGCGAGCTTTAGCCTGAAACACAATAAAGTCGTCCCACAATCCTGCTCTGCCATGATATAGCATAAAATCTTGCAGTTCTTGCTCTGCCTTAGCTATCTGCTCCAAAGCCATAAACTCTTCAATGTCACTGCTAAATAAAGACTTCTTGTTTTTTTGCTGGCGTGATTTCAGATCTTCCTTTGCGTTGACCATTTGGCCGATTTGGCCGAAACAATCGTGCAGCTCTCTGCCGTTTGCAATGAAGCCTTTCACCACCCCAAATGCGGCGTTGAATGCAGCTAATTCCGCAATCATCTCAGTCAGATATCAGTTTAGCTGCGATACCAGCCCAAGCAGCGATGCACAGCCCAACCACTAAAGTTCCGACGAACGCCATCGTCCCGTGGTCCGCCGCTTTACGAAGCTTGCGACCAAACCTGAGATCCTCGCGGAACTCCTCGATGGATTCGGGCTTGTCAATGTCAACACCTAAGATGGCGAAGACCTTCTTGACAGCCCGATCAGCAGCGTCCTGCTCGCTCACTACAACCCTTGACCGGGCGTGATGTATACCGTGGCAGTACCAGATGCAGACTTGCCAGTGAAGAACGCGTCAGGACTAAACCGCAAAACCTCGTCAGTGCCCGGCAGCAAAGGAATCGAGGTCGCAACTGCGCCAGCATTAGCAATAGCCGCAACAGAGGTTGAACCAACGCCCAAGAACACCGTGACGGTGCTGTCGTTGATGATCCTGAACTGACCCGCGCTAGTGTTAGTCGTGGGGTGAACGGGTGCCTGTAGCGCCGTAGGAGGCGTTGGAGTTGCCGCCGCAAAGGTGATTGTGTCACCCAATGGCGCGAATGGGATTTGTGAACTACTAGCCATTATTCTTCTCCTTCAGCAGCCTGAGCCGCCGCGTATGCAGCCTTCGCTTCGTCTGTGAATACTGTGTTCGCAATTGCGACAACGTCCGCGTCTTCGCCTGATAGATCTGCATCTGGTGTCAGTGCATGACGGTGGAATGATCGTGAGATTTCTACGTCATCACGTTTAATAATCGTTGCAGTACGAACTTGGATTACTGGATAGCCAGCTAGTTGTACTACTTCAATCTTGTCGTTCTTTGTTTCTTCTGTAAGTGCCATTTTATCTCCTTGGTTGGACTGTCCGCCCGTTATAGGGTACTGATTATAAATGCGAATAATTCGCTGTATCTAACGCCTA